TTTCTGTAGGGAAATGATTTCGGATTCAAGACGCGCGATCCTGTGATCGTAATTGAGTAGCTGAGTTTGCAATACTCGCACTTCGGTTCTTAGCGCTCCGAGTGAATTATGCAGCCATGCGGCCGCTACAAGGATGCTCGACATCAAGCCAAGAAGCGTTGTGATGTTGTCTATAATCATCGATTCGTGCCCTGAATAATGTGCATGTAATCGACAATGACACTCATTGAAGCCGTGCCAACGGACTTGCGAATAAGTGTAGATTTTCCCGTAGTCCGCGAAGTGCCGATTGGGATTCCCGCCACCGTCGCAACAAGCACTTTGTCGATGTAGAAAAGTGCGTTCGTCGTGCCGATCTTGATATCCAAGCGATACCAAGTATTCGCGGCGACAGTGATCCCACTATCTGCAGACGTGAGCGTGTTGTTGTTCATGCAGCAGCACAACCACTTTCCGCTGTTCTGCCCGTGCGAATATGTGAAATAGACTCCGTCGATTGGCGCAGAAGCGCCGCCTGTGCGGTTCGTTGTAAGTCCGCAATCGACGAAGTACGTTTCCGTTCCACCGGAGAGGATTGGCATCCGCACGATGTCGCAGACATCCGTAGCGAATGTGCCGAGCACGATGCCATCATTCCTCGCCGTGCCCACGCCCGCGAATCCCGTTGTCGTACTTCCCGTCGAGCATGTCAGATATCCGATTCTTCCGTCGAACGTGTACGAATTTAAGAAAGTGCTTCCCGCTCCCAGTCCTGTTTGAAACGATGCGAACTCCGCGAGGGTGTTCATATCCGACTCAATGACAATCCGATTTGCAGAAGCTTGAATATCGACGGCAACCCATGCGGTTCCGTTCCACTGGATCGAGTCGTACAGGACTGCGCCGCTCTGCAGAATTCCCGAGAGCGCGAGCGATGTGACAGGAGCCGGACAGCCAGCTTCGACAATGACGTTCCCGCTCGTCGTGGTGACTGTGTCGCACGGATCTGACCAAGTGACTGTCTCGCTCATGGTTGAAGCCTCGTGAATGGCCCACTCAGAATCTGCTTGTTTTGAAAGCCCGTTTGTCGGATTGCGAGAACGTAGTGCCAGTTTGCATCGAGCGCGCTGACGGCATCGAGTCCCGTCTGCACTGTCACATAATTGACAGTGATTGCTCCAAGCGCTCCAAGAGTTATCCCGCTCGCTTGGGTGGCTGTGTACTCAGGAGGCAACGTAGACGATACGCCTGCGCGCCAGAAGTGCATTGTCGAAGTCCAACCCGAAGATAAATTCGGCGGAACGCCGTTGATTTCATACGTAAACGTCTGCGAGTTTGGTGCGTCATGGTCGATGGTGATTGGTTTGGTTACGCTCATACGTCACATGTCCCGTCAATTGCTTGGGTGTTGAGGATGAGCCACACAAGCTCGCCGTTGTTCTTTCGACTCGGCACAATCCAAACAGGCGTGCCGTTTGGAATTGCCACCGGCAGGAAGCCTGTTGGAATCAGTCCGTAGGTTACGCCGTAGGCAACGTAGATGCCGTTGCCCAGCTCGCTCACGGAGAGCGCTGTGCCGCTCAGTGCGTTGGTTTTGGCCACGACTGCGTAAGGAGCTGCACCGCCTACCCACGCTTCCTCCCATTGGTAGAGGTAGCGATTCACCGTTGTAGCGATGAGCGCGCTCGACACAATCCGCGCGAGCATGCCGGTATTGGTCGGGTGTGGCTCGAACGAAGCATCTGCGCGCGCGAGCGCGTCCCTCGATCGTCGCATTGGATCAGCGAGGTACGACATCAGTAGTACGTCCCCAACTCCGCTACACGTCGGATCACTTGACCTTCAACGCCTGCAGGCCAGATACTGTTGAAGGTGACCGCCGTGCGGTTTGGGCGCTTCCAGTACACATTGAGAAGCTGCCCACCTGGAGCGCGCTTCGGCTTGCCATCAATGTCAAGATCCGGCACTTGCGTATGTTCGTACCACTCATCAAACGAGTACTCCATATTCAGCTCGTAGTACTCGGCGCTAATGTGGTTGATCGAAGCGCCTTCGCAGACGAGCGTCTGCGCCGTGAACCCCAGGAACGTATCGGAGTTCCGTCGGCCAACATAAGCCATAGCTGCGGTGTTCGCGCTGAGCAGCGTCTGCCCGTCAGTGTCGATCAGCATGCGAAGCCGCACCTGTGACTGCGACACATGCACCGGCATGCCCTTATCGCCGCTCGAAAGTTCCGAGCCGCCGATTTCGGCGCTGATGTCGAGCGTTGCCGGTGGTGCGACAGACCATCCACGGCGATACGTTTGCACGCTGCGATGCTTCGCGAGATACTGAATCGTCGGAATCCGCACAGCTAGAGAACCGGCGCTTGCGCCTGTTTCGGTCTTCGCGTTTCTGCACCATGTAAATCGAGTAGTCCAAGAGATTGCAGCGGACATCTTGCCCTTTTGCATCGGGCTCATCGAAACGTTGTTGCAGATCATGTACGCCTCGATCGTTTCTGCAGCGTCGGCGGGGTAGCTGTCGCCTGGTGACACCAATGCGCCTTCGGAAATCATCTGATCGTGCTCGTATGGCCAGTTAATGGCAGCGCCGTCGATGCGCTCGATGCACCGTGTCTCGGTGATGTTCGACTGCCCATCAATGCCAGTTACCTGCATCTGTCCGGTGAGTTCGTAGGCTCTGTAGTTTGCCGTTGTAATCATCCGAAAATCCCCCTTATTGAATTAATGAGGATGCCTGCCCCACCATATTCCGAAATGCCGGAAGCAAAGTTTACGAAGCCGTTGTTGTCTTTGTTCCGTTCCTCAGCGCGCTTAAGTTCCGGCATGTATGCCTGTGCTGCTGCGTCACTTGGCGCGCTTGCCATGTCCGCGAGGATGTTGGCTTCTTCGAGTGACTTGCCGCCAAGGATCGCACCAAACTTCGCAGTCTGCGCTTTTGCCTCGTTCATCATTGAAGAAGCCCAGCCTTCAGCCGCACCGGCTCGGCCTTGCGAGTCTGCACCGGCAGCCCAAAACGTATCCCAGAATCCCGTGGCGTTCGCTGCGTTGGCGTTTAAGCGCCCTGATGAATCCGCAAGCCGTCGCGCAAGTGGTTCGACCACGCCGATTGAATCGCGCACTGACTTCCCGCTACTGTCAAACTCGGCTATCGCGTTTTTCGCGCGATTCGCGCTCGCAGCCATCGATGTGAGCAGTTTGTCCGCGATCATGAACGGAGCTGCGAGCACTGCCGCGCTCATCATTGCGCCAGATGCAGCCATGCCCACGCCGCCGCCAACGCCTGCGAGTCCGCCAAGTTTCCCGATCGGGCCACCCAACGAAGCGCCGCCAATTTGCCCACCAGCTTTCCCGAGTTGGTTCATCCGGTCTTGAATGCGCTTCAAGCCGCGCTCCGCTGCAGTTGGATCAACAGACACCGGAATATTGAGCGCTGATACCTTTTTAGCCATTGGCTTGCTTCTCCTTGATCACAGCCTGCACGTCATCGATGATCGCTTTCTCCCATGTGGCTGCAGCAGTCGATGCAATACCGAGAAGGATCTTCTTGCCAGGTCGGAGTACGCCTTTACGGTTGCGAATGCCCTTGCGCCACGCTGGCCCTTTGCCGGTTGGATTTTCCAAGCCCTTTGGGTATGCGTGCGAGCCTTGCTCAGTGAAGAAGAAACGCCAGCCAGCTCCGCCGGTGCGACGGGTAGCGCTTGGGTCGAAATGCGTGCCGACCATCGTGTACACAAGAAAGGCGCCTTTCTTCTTGTAGACCTTCGTGGATGAGATGAGTGACTTCCACAAGCGCTGTTGCTTTTGATGACCGCGCGGAACCAGTGGGCGCATACGCATCACCATGCTGCGCCCCCATTTCTTTGCAGCACTGCGAAGCACCTTCTCGCCAATCTCCTTCGGCAAAGCCTTTAAGGCTTCCATTACTCGCTTTATCGAAAACGCATCGGGCTTAAAGCTAAGCCCTGTTTTTCGTTCGAAGAATGTTGAGTTTTTGCGCCTCATGTTGCCAGTTCACGGTCTTGAAGATCACATTCAAATGAAACGCACCAAGCTCTGCAGGAGGCTGAATCTTCCAAGCGGCATCGAGCAGCCCCTTCGATGCCGCGCTCAGTCCTGGCCTTCGCGATACAGCGCCTCGATCAGTGGTATGAGTTCTTGCGCGAGCCGTGCCGGCATCGAGAGCGCTGCGGATGAGTCAGCCCAAATCGTGCCGCCGCTTTCGTCGAGCACGTGCCGAGCGAGCATGTGCGCGTTCGCGAGCGCTGGTGATTTGGCGTTGCATTCGAGCGCTTCGATCACGTCGCCAAGGGTCGGGCGACGAAGCAGTACAACGCTGCCGCACTGCAGCGTGATACGTTCCGGCTTCAAGTTAAGTGCGTCGGAGATACTCATTAGAGCGTTACCGCTCCGGTGAACTGAAGCTCGATGGTTGCCTTGACAACGTCACCCGCTGCCGCTGTGACGTTGATGCTGTTCACCAATGCATTGCCTGTCCAGCTCTCCGGAGTCGTGTTGAAAATGAGCTCACACGAAACAGCCGCAGTAGCGTTACCCATCTGGTTGATGAGTGCCGCATGGTCGGACTTATCGAAGAAGACTTCAAGCGATGCCGTCGTACTGATCACGCCATAGAGGAACTTTGCATTCGCGTCGCCGATCTCGGTCACTTCCATCGTTGCACGCGAAGATGTGATCTGTGCGCTTTGCACCGTTGCAACCGTTGCGCCGTTGAATTTCACTGAACTGATTGCCGTTGAATTTGCCATAGTGGGTTACTCGTCGTAAAGGAGGTCGAAGGTCACATTCGCAATCATCGGTGCGTGCTCGTCGCCTTCCGACACTTGCACCGCCTCGATGGTGTGTCCGGTGTAGATCGCAGAGAAGAACTCATAGGGGGAGACAGTGCCGCCGCCGAGCGCGCGGATCGCGAGTCGAACCTGTGCGACGATCGCGAGTGCGTCCACTGACGTATCGGCGATGCATGAAACAGTCAGCGACATCTGAAACAGTGGGCCACTGCCAATCGATTGCACTGCAATCGAGTCAAGCTCGAACGTAATGGCTGGCAGCACTGTGGACTGCACGCGCGAAGCGTGCGTGATGCGTGCATCGGGTACGAGCGTCAGTCCGCTGTAGCCCGTCATCATCACGCGGATTGCTTCTTCGAGTGACGAGACGGCCATCAGTCAACCTCCACACATTGGATGACTGCGAGCCGATCGGCTTCATCGAGATTTGTGATGGCTTCAATGCGAAGCGTTTTACCGCGCACACTCAAACGATCGATCTCAGTCAGCCCGACGTTCTCGATCGTGTTCCATCGAGCGCGTACTTCAAAGTTCCGGATGACTGCAACGCCGTCGGCGTATGCGGTTTCGCTCGCGCCCTGATCGCGAAGATCGCATCGAAACGAACTGCCAGCCGTGTACACATCGTCGCGACCACCAAGCGCATCCTGCGCCGTGGCTGCAGTCATGCGCGTAGCAACGAAGCGAAGTCTTCCGGCTCCGATCATGAGAACGGCCCCTTCGTCGAATAGTTCGCGAGCAAGTACTCAAACGACTTCGGCAGCACCTGCATCGATGCGACGGTGAGCGCTTCGGGGTTCGCGTACCACGCGCCGACGAGCGCCACGATTGCATGCTGCAAATCGCCTGGGACTTGCGTGTATCCGGCAACGTAGGTAACGAGTGGCTGCGTCGTTTCTTTGAACGGATCGGGACTATCAAACATCAGCGCCCACATAGGCTGACTCTTATCGATCCAGTATTCCGAGGCCGCTAGTGTCTGCGCGTTGCCACTGGTGTCCGTGTAGGTAATCGACGTGATTGAGATCAGCGGAGCCTCTGCGAGAATCGTGCGCTCCCACGCGCGAAGGTACTGCGTGCGCGTTGCGCTCCGCAGTCGCAGCCCCGTATATCTCTCGATGTGCGTGCCTGCAGCGACAGCGAGCCGTGAGAGCTCGGCATCGTCGTCGGCTACTTCGACCTTCAAGGCAAGTCGAAGCACGTCAATTGAGATCGGGAGTTCGACCATAGCTTGAACCTAAAAAGGGGGGAGAGGGGATTGATGACCCTCTCCCCCCCATTGGGGGAAAAGATGCAGAATTAGCAGGTGATTGCGGCGAATGCTTCGGGCTGGGTGACAGCGCAATCAGTGCGGAGATAGAAGTACATTGCGACCTGCATCGTCGCAGCGTTGGAGTATGGATCCATCAGCGAAGTCACGCCGGTGCGATCGAAGATCTCGAAGAAGTCAAAGTTGCCAACGGCGGCAAATGTATTGGCGTTGACTGTTGCCGTTGGCATGTACTGGTTGATCGCGTAGGGCACGCCGTAGAGAGTGCCAGGCACACCGTCGCGAATGTCGCTGTAGTTCTCCGATGCCTTCCAGAGGTACTCGTTACTTGATCCGCTGACTTTGATCTTGCGAGCGACCTTCAGGAAAGTATCCGAGAACACCCATCGGAACTTGGGGCCCTGACGATACTGCGGCCCGACGAGATGCACGGTGTCGATGATGTTGTCGCCCGTCACTGTGGTGATTGCAGCGCCGCCGAGATCTGTCACCTGCGTGATCCATGCGTTCAAGCCCTTCGGCTGTGAAGCTCCTGAGCCGGTGAGGTACTGATCTTCGAGCTTGAGGCCGAGCGACGTGCCGCACTTGCGTGCGATGTACGCTTCTGCAGTTCCGATGCCACCGATGCCCATCGAGTCTTGAAGGAACTCGATCGATGCCGTTGTCGCGCAGACGTATTTGAACGGCGTAATGTTGATCTGCGTGGAGAACGTTGGATCTGAAGCGGTGATTGATCCGGCTTCAGCGACAAGGTTGGAAGTCGGAAGCGCGTTTTCCAGTGCGATCTTGCGATCGCTGTCGATCGAGTTGATGACTGCGAGCTGACGCATGACCGAGACTTGTTGGAGCTTTTCGACGATGCGGCGCTCCATGTCGACGGGTACAGCGGCGTTGCTTGTGCCCGTTGTCAACGCGCGGAATTCTTGCTGGTTTCCCGTCGCTACTGCGTTCCACCATCGGCGCGAGTAATCCGCAGATTCGCGAGTGAGCAAGTTACTACCTGCAGCCAAGCGACTCTCATGCTGTGGAATTGCGAGCGCTGACTGCTTTGCGGCAGCCTTGCCCTGGCGAACTTCGACTTCCATTGCAGCTTCAATGCGTTGGAGATCCGCCTCCATGCGATCGGCTTTCTCGCGGAGCTCGGCTGCTGCCTTCGTGTCGAAAGTGTGCGTCGGTTGATTTGTTGCGGCTTCCCAACGGTCGAGAGTGCTGCGGAGTTCGTGGAGGGCTTCGCCCCTTTGCTGAATCAAAGTCTTCATAGGTCACATCCAAGTTCGGCGACGAAGTGCAATTTGTCGCAGTGCAATTTCTGCTTCGGCAACGTGCCGCAGCGCTGAGTGAGTGTTCGGATATGCAGCGTCTTGCACGATGCTGATCTCCGTTAACCGAGCAGACTGAATTGATCGTTTGTTTCCTGCCCACACGTCTTTTTCAACGAAGAACCCGAAGCTCATTTCGCCAGTGAGATCGCCGCGCTCGAGCAGCGCGCGCACGTCGCGGCCATCTGATGTATCAGGTAGCGATGCGTCGAACTTCAAGCCGCGCTCATCCTGCGTGAGCTTCAGGGTTCCGGACTTCGTGCGCGCGAGCGGCATGCGCGAATCATGGTTGTAGAACAGCTTTACATCAGCAGTGTCGAGAGCGCCGAACGCTCCGCGCTCGATCTTCTCCGTGAACTTTCGCCCCACCTCAAAGATGTCTCGGCTCTCCGAATCCCATAGCACTGCGTAGCCAGTGAGATTGTTTCCATTTTGGAAGCTGCTGCTTTGGATTGCGCGCGTGCATTCGCTCATGTCGTGAAGTCTCCAATCGCGTTTGCTGATGTGTCTGTACCGATGTTCGACGCACCGCCACCCGCGCCCATGTTTAACGCGAGCGTCGGTGCGTCAAGGCCAGCGAGTGGCGGTAAATCGAGACGTGCGCGCGCCTCGTTGCGTGTGATTACGCCACTCTCTACGCCTGTTCTGAGCGCGGCCATCGTTTCCGCAAGGCTTGGTTTTGTCAGCTGATCAAGATCCCACGTCATTACGTCGCCTGGTGATCCAAGCTTCGCGACGATCTCGGCTTGCCAAGTGGCGCACCAGTGCGCGATGCATCCGTCTACATACATTCGGGAGAGCCATTCCATTGTGCCGTAGGCACTGGATGCATGCTCGGAAAGATAAGACACCGGAACGCCATAAAGCCGCGAGACATCCGCGATGGAATAGCGTCGGGCTTCAGCAAGCCCAGTATCGTCGAGCGTAGAACTAATGCGCTCGACCTTCATTCCCTCAGCTAAAACTACTGGCTTTCCGGTGTTGACTGTTCCGGCGTGGTTGTTTGCATAATCCTGCATGATCCGCTGTCGCGCTTCAGGACTCAAAGGGCCAGGATGGATAAGCGCTACTTTAGGATTCGCGGCGTTTCGATAGGCTTCAAGCGCCATGTTCTCCTGCGCCGCCATGATGCTCATCGAGACACTGCACAGACGAATAGGGGACTCGCCCCAAAGCCCGTTGTATCCAGGCGTGCGGAGATGCAGCACCGATGAAAGCGGGAGCGTGCCGTAGCTCGAAGTCTTGTAGACCGGATCGGCTCCGGTCAGATCAAGCGTCACGCTCTCGGGATCGAGGGGGAGGAGTTCGAGGAACTCACCGCCGCGCGTGCGGTTAATCAGCGCGAAGGCGTTGCCATAGAGCAACGCTTGCATTGTCATGCTGCGCCGGAACTCAAACGCTGACTGCCATCGGTTCGGATATTTCCAAAGCGCCTCAGCGCTCGGGTTCGAAACCTCGGATGTAACTCGCGCGAGATCGTTAGAGATCAGCGTCGTAGCTCTCCACACTGGCGTGTATCGCAGCGCTGATGTGCCGGACAAAATAGGCACAGCCGTGTTGCCCATCGTCATGATCGTTGAAGACCATGGCGCGAACCAATTTGAAAAGATGGATCGAAGTGCGAGCACGTTCCACCCATCTTTGATGGGTACGCGCAGGAGTCAATGCTTTCACCTTACATCCGCACTACTTGATAGGTTTGGTTCTACTCTTCGTAGCAAGAGGCAGCTTTGCCGCCCCATGCGTGGATCGCCATGATCGAAGCTACGAGCGGGTCAAGGATGCACGTCACGCGATTCTTCACCGGTCGGACGTTGCCGTTCCGATCGCGCTGCGCGATTGCTTCGCGAGCGCTCGCGCGCAGCACGTGATCCGACGCGCACGCAAGCTTCTGCCCTGCCCACAGATTTTGAAACAGCTGCGCGCCGCGCGCGAACGTTGCGACACCCATCGAGTACTCGACGATCGGGAGCCCGTCGCGCTGCAGTACTTCAGCCAGGTACTTGGATCCCCAAGCGTCATAGGCAATCGCGCGCACGTCGTAGCGCTTGCCTAGTTCGTTGACTCGCTCGCGTATTGCTTCGTAGTCAACTTCTCGCCCTGGCGTGAGCGTAAGCCGATTCTCCGCTGCCCACCGGCGGATGGGCAGTCTGTAGTCGAGCTCGCGCTGCGCCACATCAGCGCTCGGCCACCAGTAGTGGCCTTGAAGATGAACCGATCCATCCGGCGACGGCCAAGCCACCATCAGCGCGCTCATGTCAAGGGACTTCGAGAGATCCAATCCAATCCACACTGCTCCGCCTTCAGGGATCTCGGATTCTGTCCCGCTCCATAGTTGCATGTCCAGCCACGCTCCGCTGCCCTCGGTCTGTCGCGCCAAGTGGTAGCGCACGAACTCGTTACGCCCTTGCGGCGTGCGCCGCATTGTCGCCCACGCGCGGCGCACTGAAGTATGGTCGGGCTGTCCGAGCGCCATGCCGGGGTTTGCTTTCGCCCAACAGCCCTCATCTTCCGGTGTGTCTGATCCATCGATGCCGAACAGCGCGTAGAACGCCGAGTCATCTTCGGCTTCACCTTTGAGCACGGCGTGCCCCATACCAATCATCTCCGCAAACAGGTTGTCGGGGTTGTCGCCTGGTGTGCTGATGATCACGCCGAGCGTTTCCTTTCGCTTTGCGCCCGTCGTGAGCAGCTTGGTAAGGAAGCGCCCACGGAACTCTGCTGCCTCATCCGCAATCCACAGCGACGGGTTGAGACCGTCTAGGTTTTTCTCGAGCGCCGGCAGCGCTGTGAACTCGCAGTCAGCAGTCTTCCGAAGCACTCGATCCGGATTGGTGCGTACTTCGAGATCCCACTGGTTGTCATCCGGCATCGTGATCACCATCTGCCGAGCGCTTGACACCGTGAGCATGGCTTGCCGTTCGCCGTTCGCGAGCGCGTGCACTCGCCTGCCTTCCCCGAGAGTCAAGTCGTACAACCCGAGCGCCGCCATCATGGTGGTCTTCCCGTTCCCTCGACCAACCTGCACAATGGCAAGCTTCGTGCGCCGAGCGCCGTCAACAGTCCACCGCCAGCCGTACAGATTCGCGGCCACCCATAACTGCCAAGGGTGAAGCGCGAACTTCGACCGGCTCCACTCATGCAGCAGATCGAGCGCGCCCACGAAGGCGCGGATCCTCTCCACCTCCTCCCAATCCATGTACAGATCTTCGCGCTGCAGATCGCGCTCCCACCGCTGGCAAGCAGCGAACATCCAAGCGCCGGTGGAGATCTCTCCGCTAAGCACTTCGGTGACGTACTGACTGCAGATTTCTTGTGGGGTGTCCGGCATGGAAAGTACGAGGTTTTTCTAAAAGAGCCCGATTCTGCGATAAAAGCGGCGTTCTTGACCCCTAGAACGCCCCAAAAACGTAAAAAGG